ATCACTTGAGCGTAACTGGTGTGAGAATCTAACAGCAACTATCTCACGCCTTCGTAAGAAGGGTTATACTATCGTGGCTGTACGTGCCATGTCTCCCGCTGGTGCGTACACACGATATAAGCTACTTGCAGAACCTACCGCTAAAGCTGCATAGTAGCTAAATAGAGAGGCAACAGAAGATGACTAAAACAATCGAAACATTAGTAGATGACATCTATGCGTTGTTTACTAATGACGAGGAAATAACAATAGAAAAAAAGCACCTCGACGCTTTTGCTGAAGCAGTAGTCGCTTCTGTTGCCTCCGCTATCTCTGAAGTACGTAAAGAAAGAGAACCTAACCTACGTCTATCTCTTGTCGGTCATAAAGATAGAAAGATTTGGTATGAAATGAAGGGAGCTAAGAAAGAACCGCTACCTGCTCCTACACTTATCAAATTTCTTTATGGTCATATTCTTGAAGAACTTCTTATTCTGTTCACTAAAGTAGCTGGACATGATATAAAAGAAGAGCAAGCAGAGTTACATGTAAATGGTGTTAAAGGACATAAGGATGCTACTATTGATGGTGTTCTAGTAGACTTTAAGTCAGCCTCTAGTTACAGCTTCAAGAAGTTTAAGGACGGTAGTATCCTTACGGATGATCCTTTTGGTTACATAGCACAGTTATCTTCTTACTCAGAAGCAGATAAGAATCCTAATGCTGGCTTTGTTGTAATTGATAAAACATCAGGTGAGCTATGTTACTGTCCCATAGATGATATGGATATGATTAATCCTGTCACTCGAATAGACGATATAAGGGAGTTTTTAAAGAGTGACGAACCACCTGAGAAGTGTTATAGTTCTGTTGCTGACGGTGCTAATGGTAATTTTAAGCTGGCTCTCGGCTGTAACTATTGTGATTATAAACACACTTGCTGGAAGGATGCTAATGACGGCAAAGGTATTCGTACATTCATGTACTCGAATGGTCCTAAACATTTGGTCAAAGTTGGTAAAGTTCCTAACGTACCTGAAATAACTAATGAATAAAAAATATAGATCAGGTTCAGAAAAGAAAACAGGTGATCTTTTAGAAAGTATTAATGTTCCTTTTTCTTTTGAGCCTCATTACATTGAATATACTTGGTTAGAATATAAAAAATATCTTCCAGACTTTCTTTTACCTAATGGTATCTTATTAGAAGTAAAAGGAAGATTCAAACTAGAAGACAGAAAGAAACACCTTTTCATTCGTAAGCATCATCCAGATATAGATATTCGATTTGTCTTCGATAATCCTAATGGCAAACTAAACAAAGGAGCTAAGTCGTCTTATGCAGATTGGTGTATTAAAAATGGTTTTCTGTTCTGCAAAAACTCAGACCATCAAATAATTGAAGAATGGGCTAATGAAAAACCAAAAGGAAAATCATCAGGAAGAAACATTTCTGATAAACGTAGAACATCTTCTAGAAACTCAGAACAAAGAAAATCCAGAAAGAGTTCTGTTCCTAAGTGTGGTCCTACAGGCACTCCTAGACGCAACAAAGCCAGAAACAAGTAGAGAACCTGAAGAAGAGAAACTAGCTAGACGATCTGCTCAAGCTTGGTTCTTTGCTTCTATTGGCGTTACTTCAGAAGACTTTGTAGACATCTGTGACTTAGCAGGAATATCTCCTGTTGATATGAGAAATTTTGCATTTAAAATATTGCGTTCCAAAGAGATTAAGTATATACGTAAACGAATTAATACGGTATTAAACTATGAGTAAACATTGGGAGAATATTTATATGTATGGTTCTATAGATAGAGATAAAGAACTTATTAATAAAATGAGAGAAGCTCGTAAAGGAATAGCTACTGTGAAAGATTACAAATTTAAAGAAGATAAGTATCTCAATGAGTTATCTAAGTATATTATATCTACCTATAACGAACATTACAGTCAGTCTAAATACCAAGCAACAGATACTATAACAGATGCAGGTTATGGTGAAGGCTTTTGCATGGGTAACATCCAAAAGTATTGGAAAAGGTATGGAAAGAAGGAGGGAAAGAACCGTAAAGACTTGCTGAAGATACTGCATTATGCTATCATTATGCTTCACGTTCACGATCAAAATCAGGGAGAATAAGTGTGCAAACACCTAGCTTAAACATTACTATGCTACCAGAGAGAGACGGTCTGTTTGACAAGTTAGGTATAGCAAGGCTTAAAGAATCATACATGATGGACCATGAGCTTTCTCCGCAGGAAAGACTAGCTTATGTCTCTAAGTCATTCTCTTCTAATCCTGAACATGCTCAACGTCTTTATGACTATGCATCTAAACATTGGCTATCCTACTCTACACCAATCTTATCCTATGGTAAGTCTTCTCGCGGACTTCCTATTTCTTGTTACTTAAATTATATACATGACAGTGCAGAAGGATTAGTAGATAATCTTTCTGAAACTAATTGGTTGTCTATGTTAGGTGGTGGAGTTGGTATAGGCTTTGGCATACGGTCATCAGATGATAAGTCTACTGGTGTTATGCCTCACCTCAAAATGTATGACGCTTCTTCTCTTGCGTATCGACAGGGCAAGACACGTAGAGGTTCTTATGCAGCATACCTCGACATAGATCATCCAGACATTCTGGTCTTTCTTGAAATGCGTAAGCCTACTGGTGATCAGAATACTCGTTGTTTAAATATGCATCACGGCATTAACATCAGCGATAAATTTATGTCCCTCATAGAAACATGTATGACAGATGATAATGTTGATGATAGTTGGGAGTTATGTGATCCTCATTCAAAGAAAGTATATGATGTAGTATCAGCTAAAGAACTATGGCAACGTATTCTTGAGATGCGTATGCAGACAGGTGAACCATACATACACTTTATTGATCGTTCTAATGAACAACTACCAGTATGGCTAAAGCAGAAAGGTCTGAAGGTACATCAGTCTAATCTTTGCTCTGAGATCATTCTACCTACATCAGCAGATCGTACAGCAGTATGTTGTTTATCTTCTGTAAACCTTGAGTATTTTGATCAATGGTCTAAGGACAAGCAGTTCCTTTCAGATGTATTGGAGATGTTAGATAATGTTCTACAGACTTTTATTGATAATGCTCCTGATACCATCAGCCGTGCTAAGTACTCAGCCATGCGAGAAAGATCAGTTGGTGTTGGAGCATTGGGTTTCCACGCCTATCTGCAAAGCAAGGGGGTGTCATTCGAGTCAGCCATTGCAAAGTCACTCAACATGCGTATGTTCAAGCACATCAGAACAGAGCTTGATGCAGCAAATAGAAAGTTGGGAGAAGAAAGAGGTGAAGCACCTGATGCACATGGAACAGGATTACGTTGTAGTCACGTTATGGCAATTGCACCAAATGCTTCTTCTTCAATCATTATGGGAAACACCTCTCCTTCAATTGAACCTTGGAGAGCTAACGCCTACCGTCAAGATACGATTAGTGGTGCTTTTCTAAACAAGAATAAGTTCTTAGACAAGCTTATCAAGGAAAAATGCAATGAAGATACTAAACTCAACTACGATAAAATCTGGTCTTCTGTTATTGCCAATGATGGTTCTGTACAGCATCTTCGTTGTCTTACGGATATTGAGAAAGAAGTTTTCAAAACCTCAATGGAAATCGACCAACGGTGGGTGATTGAACATGCAGCAGATCGTCAGCAGTATATTGATCAGGCACAGTCACTGAACATCTTCTTTCGTCCTGACGTTGACATCAGCTATCTACATGCTGTACACTTCATGGCTTGGAAGAAGGGACTGAAGACTATGTACTACTGTCGCTCAGAGAAGATTGGTAAGGCTGATAAAGTATCTCGTAAGATTGAACGACAAATCATTCAAGAGATTGATATGGAGGCACTTGCCTCTGGTGAAGAATGTTTAGCTTGTGAGGGATAATTATGTTTGCTGTACAAGTACCTATTGATGGAAAATATGTGTATGTTCTTGATCTATTCCAAGTAGACGAGAATGGTAATCACAAACCAACGCTTTATTCAACAAATAAAGAGGCAGAAAAGAAAGCTTCTAAAACTGGTTGGACTAATTACAGGATAGTGGAATACAATGACTGACAAACTTAAACTTCAAGACGAACGTAACTACTTCAAACCATTCCACTATCCTTGGGCGTATGATGCTTGGTTGAAGCATGAGCAGTCCCATTGGTTGCATACTGAAGTACCTATGCTAGAGGATGTAAAGGATTGGAAGACTAATCTATCTACAGAAGAAAAGTATTTCCTTACTAATATTTTTCGTTTCTTTACTCAGTCAGATATTGATGTAGCTGGTGGTTATGTAAATAATTATCTACCACTATTTCCTCAACCAGAAGTGCGTATGATGCTTACGAGCTTTGCTGCTCGTGAAGCACTGCACGTAGCTGCTTACTCGCACCTCATAGAGTCTCTAGGTATGCCTGATACGACATACAATGAGTTTCTAGAGTATGAGGCAATGCAAAATAAGCATGAGTACTTCCATGACAAACTCTCTGGCGATGCTTCAGTACCTCTGAAGATCGCAGCTATCTCTGCCTTTACTGAGGGTCTTGCGCTATTCTCTTCCTTCATTATGTTGCTAAACTTCCCACGTCATGGTAAAATGAAGGGTATGGGACAGATCGTTACGTGGTCTATAGTAGATGAAACACAACACGCTGAAGGTATGATCCAATTGTTTCGTGCATATGTA